TTGGAAGACGCTTTAGACGAACTCAAAGCTGAATTTGACGCTTTAATGGACGAAGAAGGCAAAGAAGAAGAACACGATGACATGGAAATGGAATCTGTTGAAGAATCAGAAGAGACTGTTGAAGAAGACGCTGTTGAAGAATCAGAAGAAACAGTTGAAGAATCAGAAGAGACAGTTGAAGAATCAGAAGAAGAAGAAGCTGAAGTTGTTAAAGAGTACGTTGACAAAGTTGCACAACCTAGCAACAACTCAGAGGCTTCTACAAGTCCAGTAGCTGGTAAGAACGACATGGGCGGTAAAGCAGTTGACCCAACAGGTGAAGAAAGCGGTAGCTCAACACCTAAGGTACAGCCAGGTAAGTCTTACAAAAACACAGCTGGTGGTAAAGCACCTTTAGAAAAAGCACCTGCCCCTAAAAAGGAAGGTTAATTAGAGGTTAACTGAGGATAAGCCAATGGCATTATTAAAAGAACACTTAACATTTGATGCGGCCCGTATGGTAACAGAAGGCTCTGAAGATGGTAAGGACTTGTTTATGAAGGGAATTTTCATTCAGGGTGGTGTTAAGAATGAAAATAAAAGAGTTTATCCTGTTTCAGAAATCTCTAATGCAGTTACTACTATTAATGAACAGATCAAGGGTGGCTACTCCGTTTTAGGCGAAGTAGATCATCCTGATGATCTGAAAATTAATTTAGATCGTGTTAGCCACATGATTACTGAAATGTGGATGGACGGACCAAACGGTTTTGGTAAACTTAAGTTACTTCCTACACCGATGGGTAACTTAGTTAAAACCATGTTAGAATCCGGCGTTAAACTTGGGGTTAGCTCTAGAGGCAGTGGTCAGGTCTCAGAGTCCACAGGCGACGTAAGTGATTTTGAAATAGTAACGGTGGATGTAGTTGCACAGCCTAGTGCTCCTAATGCATATCCAACAGCAGTATATGAAGGGCTGATGAATATGAAAGGTGGACACAAGGTTCTCGAGATGGCGGCTGATGCCAGTGCAAATCAAAAAGTACAAAAGTATTTAAAAGAGCAAGTAACACGCTTAATTAAAGACTTAAAAATTTAGGAGATCCGTATGTTAGAAGCAATCAAACCATTGCTAGATAGCGGAATTATTAACGAAGAAACAGAAACAGCAATTAATGAGGCTTGGGAAGCAAAACTTTCTGAAGCCAAAGAGACTGTACGTGCTGAACTTCGTGAGGAATTCGCACAACGCTATGAGCATGACAAGTCAGTCATGGTTGAGGCTTTAGACAAAATGGTCAACGAATCTTTATCTAAAGAACTTCAGGAATTCGCTGAAGACAAGAAGAGATTAGCAGAAGATAGAGTTAAGTACAACACTAAGATGTCTGAGACAGCAGATAAGTTCAAAGGTTTCTTAGTTGGTAAACTAACTGACGAACTCAAAGAGTTACGTGAGGACCGCAAAACAATGGCCGGTACAATGGCTAAAGTTGAGCAGTTCGTTATTCGTCAACTTGCTGAGGAAATCAAAGAGTTCGAGCAAGACAAGAGAGACGTTGTGGAAACAAAGGTCAAACTTGTTGCTGGTGCAAAAGAAAAGTTAGACGAACTTAAAACTAAATTCGTTGCTCGCTCATCTGCTTTAGTTAAAGAGGCAGTTGCTACAAATCTAGAGTCTGAGTTAACTCAACTCAAAGAAGACATCCAGACTGCTCGTGAGAACATGTTTGGACGTAGATTGTTTGAAGCATTCGCAAGTGAATTTGCTGGTACTCATTTAAATGAGAACAAGGAAATTAAGAAACTTCAAAGCATTATTGCTGAGAAGGATGAAAAACTTGCAGAAGCGACTCAAGCAAGTGAAGATGCTAAGAAATTAGTTGAATCAAAAGAGAGCGAAATTAAAGTGATTAAGGAATCTAGTGAGAGAAAAGAAACACTCAACGGATTGCTTAAGACATTAAACAAAGAGAAAGCCACTGTAATGAGTGACTTACTCGAATCTGTGCAAACTGAAAAACTTCAGTCTGCATTTGACAAGTATTTGCCAGCAGTTCTTAACAATTCAAAGATTGAACAAGCCGCAAAGCAAGTTCCTTCAGAGAATAAGAAAGAAGTAACTGGTGATAAAACTGCGAAAGACGCTGTAAAAGAAGATGGTACAAACATCATTCAGTTAAAGCGTTTAGCAGGGCTATAAATTAGTAAAACTATTAGGAGAAACTGAAATGTCAGATAATTTACTAGAAGGCCGTTGGGGTGAGACCAAAGATGCCCTGTTAGAAGGTTTACAAGGTTCTCGCCGTACAACAATGGCTTCTGTGTTAGAAAACACAAAGAAGCACTTGGTAGAATCCGCAACAGGCGGTGCAACAACTAGTGGTAACGTTGCTACTCTTAACAGAGTTATTCTTCCAGTAATTAGACGAGTTATGCCAACTGTTATCGCTAACGAAATCGTTGGTGTTCAGCCAATGACTGGTCCAGTTGCACAAATTCACACATTACGTGTACGTTATGCTGAAACAGCAACATCAACAGCATCTGCTCCGTTTGATACAGATACAGTTGCTGGTGACGAAGCTCTTTCACCATTCAAAATTGCTACAGCATATTCAGGTAGTTTAACTACTGGTCGTGCTGACAGCACAGCAACACTTGAAGGTTCACCAGGACGTAAGATTAACGTTCAGATCTTAAAGCAAGTTGTTGAAGCTAAGACCAGAAAGCTATCAGCTCGCTGGACATTTGAAGCCGCTCAAGACGCACAGTCAATGCACGGCTTAGATGTTGAAGCAGAAATTATGGCTGCTTTAGCTCAAGAAATTACTGTTGAAATCGACCAGGAAGTACTTGGTTCTTTAAGAAGCCTAGCCGCTACTGAAGAAACATACAACCAGGCAGCAGTTTCAGGTACAGCTACATACGTTGGTGACGAGCATGCCGCTCTTGCTGTTTTAATTAACAGAGTTGCTAACAAGATTGCTCAAAGAACAAGACGTGGTGCAGGTAACTGGGCAGTTGTTTCCCCAGCCGCATTAACAGTTCTTCAGAGCGCAACAACATCTGCATTTGCACGTACAACTGAAGGCACATTTGAAGCACCTACAAACACTAAGTTTGTTGGTACATTGAATGGCGCAATGAAAGTTTACGTTGATTCATATGCAAGCGACACAACAGCAGTTCTAGTTGGTTATAAGGGTTCAAGCGAAGCTGATGCAGCCGCTTTCTACTGCCCATATATTCCATTAATGAGCTCTGGTGTTGTTTTAGATCCAGCAACATTTGAACCAGTTGTAGGCTTTATGACCAGATACGGTTATGTTGAGCTTACAAACACAGCGTCATCTCTTGGTAACGCTGGTGATTATGTTGGTGAGATTGCAATGAGCAACCTTTCTTTC